TATGTCGAAGCTTCAATTTACCTGCCAGCAGTGCCAAAAAACATTCGAGGCATACAAGCGAGAAGGAGGCGCAGCGCGTAAGTATTGCTCGACGAGATGCCAACGCGCCGCCCTTGCTAAAACGGGACTGCAAACTGCTACCTGTCAGCACTGTGGGCGCTCGTTTCAAGGATATCTGCATTCGCGCAAAAAACTTACCTATTGCTCGATCGCGTGCGATAAGGCCGCAAAAGCATCGAAAACACTGCGCTCTGCTACGTGTAATTATTGTGGCAATACTTTCGAGGCATACATCAGCGATGTACGGCCAATACTGCGCTATTGTTCGATCGCGTGCGATAAGGCCGCAAAGGCAGCGCCGCCGCAAATAACCTACATTTGTCCTGAATGTGGTACATCGTTTCACTACCGACAATCGAGAGCGCGAATCTATTGCTCGAAACAATGCGCGGGAAGGCACTCCACAGTGGTGCTGCGCCACCCGCCGCAGACCCAAGCCCACAAGCGCGCAAAGCAGCAGCGCGACAAGCGCGGCCCCAATTGGCGCGATCAAGCCCGGCAAGCCAGGCACCGCGATCGCTACACCTGCCAGCATTGCCAGCGCACAGAAGCTGATCTGGGCTATCGCTTGGATGTGCATCACATCATTCCGTTCAATCGCTTCGGACTGGCGCGGTACAAAGAAGCGAACAGTCTCCGCAACCTTGTATCGCTCTGTCATTCGTGCCATGCGCTCGCTGATCACGCGCTGCGCCGCCAGAAACCTTAGCCCTCTTTGTACAGGCCGCTCTCAAGGAGTGCGGTTCGAAACGACGACTTGCCCTTGTTGCCCACCAACTGCGGCCCGCTTGTCTCCGCTAAGGCCTCGATCTCATCGACCATGAGATCGCGCGCGGGCACGTCCGGGAGGCTTGCGCCTGCTCCGATATAGCGCAGCGCCGGTTTCACGGCGGGTGGTTCGTCAGGCTTCGTCGCTGATTTCTTTGCGTCGCTCATCCCTCACTCGTCCTCTCTGGCATCTGCGCAAAGTAGCAGCGCCGACAGACCCGGAACTGAATATGGTGGCCGTTCGGCCCCATGCCATACTCCCACACGCCGTAATCATGGCCAGCGTGGCGAAGATAGCAGAAAATGACGCGCAAGAAGAACATCAATTCATATCCACAACCGGCTTCTCGATCACGGGCAGCAGCACCTTGACCCCAAAAAATTCTTGCCCAGCCCATTCGAGCGGTCCGATCTGATAGGTAAAGAAGGCCGGGCTACTGCCGTCGCCGAGCTGCGTCACCGCGCCTGAAAGCGTGATATTCGCCACGAGCGCGCGAAAGACCGCCTCACTCCACGGCAGCGTGCGACTGTGCAGCTCGGGCAGCGGTGTCGCGCGCGCCCCGAGCATCACCCAGATTGCGACGGTGTAATCGTGCTCCGCCAGCCCGCTCCCGCCGCCGGCCGCTTCCGTCCCCCAGGTATGCACCACGCCCGGCGCGAGACTGAGGATGATGCAGGGAAATTCGCCGAGTGAGGTCGCCTCTTTCGGATCGGCATAGACCTTCTTTGGCGACTGCGGCGATGTGATGGTCATGAGCTGCACGCGCAGTGCTTGAAGGGTGGTCGTGACGGTCACGACGAAATATCCACCAGCGTGCGCTCGATCGTGTACTCGGTTTTGATGCCATGCATCTCGCGATCGAGTAGTGCGGCCAGTTTCGCGATCACCTTCAGATGCATGTGACCGGGATCGCCGTGGTCATACTGCGCAGCATACAGTCGTGCATGGTCGATGCTCTTTTGTTCGCGGGCGTCGAACTCTTCCATCCATAGCGGCGTAGGGTTTACGGGTTTCTCTTCCATCGGTTGTTCCTCCCTCTGGATTACATCACTATCTGCCTGACATAGCTGCGGAACATCGCCTTGATATACGGCGGCCAGTTGCCCGGAATAATCAGCACGCCCAGATCTGGGATCGCCGTCCTGTCTTGCGGCGCTGACCGCTTCTGATAGGCCCACCAGCACAGCCCCCGCATGGCCCACTCGAAATCGCTCGGCATGTCTTGCAATGAGGCATAGCCGCCACTATAGGTGAGGCGCATTTGCAAGCGCGCGCCACGATAGGCGAGATACGTACTATTCAGCACCCGCACGACACAGCCAAAGGTGTTGTCCTCGACATCAAGCGCGCTCGCCGTCAGGTCGATCCAGGTGCTCGATCGGGCCTGACGCCAGGCGGCCGCATTAGGCGCGCTCATCGTTGGCACGCGCGGGTAGCACGTCAGCACCCCTTCCTCATCCACTTGCGCGCGCAGCACCTGGTTGCTGTAGTCCTGCTCGTAGAAGACCTGGTTGCAATAGGTATCGATTGCGCGCGACATGGCGGTCACGAGGCCGGTCATCACCGTACCCTCATTCACTGGATCGGTGTTGGTGCCCGCCGAATTCCCAAAACTAAAGACGTTACTGCTGGTTGTGTAGTCGAAGGGTGCCACTACGCCACCGGTCTGAAGCCGGCCTGCTGGGCGGCCGGGACATGGTGCGCAGGCACCTCGACCGCTCCGTCTGTGACAGGATAGTCCACACCCTCGATTGAGAGTGTCCAGTTGCCTTTCGCAACGTGCTGGAGCTTGACCAGGCCTTGCGGCTCAGGCGGCGTTTTTTCGGCCTTCTCGGTCTTCGGTTTGTCGGACATGCCTGCCTCCTGCACGGTTCATTCTGCGGGCCCACGTGCTATTCCCGCTTTCGCCCAAAGGTTGAACCCTCATACCATTGAGGCACAGCGCATCACCCCCACCTTACCCGTTCCCGATGTTCGTCAACACGCCCAGCGCTGGTGGGAAATAAATCTTCAGCACCTCTTCAGAGTACACCCCGGTCGCATTACTGCGCGTGATGATCGGCCAGGGGATCTGATAGTAGTCACGCCGGCACTGAACCTGCGCGACCAGCGGCACATTCGCACTCTCGTACTGCGCGGGCAGGTTCTGGCACCAGAACAGGATCGTGCCGGGCGCGAGGTTCGGGTGCAGCCGGATCGGGATGATCTGCCCGCCGTTGAGGGTGTAGGGGTTGAAATACCAGGCGACGATTTGCCCCGCCACAAACACCGGGTTCTGCTGATTGACATCCAAGTTGAACCGGATCATCGGCGCGGCGGCACTGGTGTTGAGCGTCTTGTTCGTGATGGAAAGGAGTTCCTGCGCGTTGACGTAGATTTCGTCGGGCGACAGGCGGTAGGTATCCCAAAAGTTCTTGAGGAATACATCAATCTCATTCACACTGCCGCGCGAAGAGGCAGTCAGGGGCGTGCCCGTGCCGGCCGTGCCCGTCGCCAGGCTCTGGAACTGCGCCAGGCTACCGCTCTTATAGGCCGCGTAGAGCAGCCCGTTGAACGCCGGCGCATTTGAGCCGTTGGTTGAGCCATCATTCGCGCTGTAGTCGGTCGTCGGGTTCGTAACGGCGCTGAGCAGCTGCCCGGTGCCGAGCAGCGGTACGCTGATAGCGATGCTATTGATGGTGGAGATGCGCTCTAGCCGCTCCGCGCCGGCGGCGCCAACGTACCAGGCATAGGCCACCGCGCCCCTCAAAGCCGGGATGGACGCGAACAGCGTTTGCCCCAGCGTGACCGCCTGCGTCGCCGCCGCGCCAGCCGCCGAACTACCGCCGCACAAATTGTAATTGGCCTGCCCATCCATTGATGCGACCGCTACCAGGCGCTTGATGCCGCTGGCGATGTCGGTCATCATGTAGCCCTCGTGCGACAGGGCGAACACGCGCACGCTGTAGGTGAGCGTCGGGAGGGTTCCGCCCGCGCCCGAGGCTGACAAGGTCGGCGTGGCCGTCGTACCAAGCAGTACATCCTTGTTGCCGCCCAGGATCGCATTCTCTTCGATGATCATCGTCTGCTGCAGCAAACGCATGCCCGATGTACTGAGCACATCTTCAAAGCCCATGCCCGCCGACTGGGCCTCGAAGGTCACATCACTCTCCAGGCCGAAGGTGACATACGCCGCCGAGCGATCGGCAGTGGTGATGCCCATGCGCGGCGCGCGCCTCCCCTCCGGCACCCAGCCCATGAACGGCAGCGCCGTGCCGCCATTGATTGCCGACACCTCTTTCCAGTGCACGGCATCGCCCGCGCCACTCCCGCGCGTGCTGCGCGGGATGCGATTACGCAGCGGGGTCATGACCGGGTAGAGGTTTTTCGACGGCGCTTCCAGGTCGTAGGCGACCAGGTTGTTTGCCAGCGTGATGGTGCCACTAGCTTTGCGCAGATCGTCGGATGAGCCGCTCATGCCGACGCCGGTGCCGCGAATAACCTTCTCTACCGCGATGAGTGTTTCGGCCGTCACATCGCGGCCATCGGCATTGATAAGTGGCATAGCGTTCTCCTGACCGCAATACGGCGGCTATTGATACTGGGCTTTCAGCGCATCATATTGCGCTTGATACTGCGCCCGTTGCTGCGGATTGACTTCGGTGTTGAGCTGTCGCCAGAGGTTATCGATCTGCGCCTTGACCAGCGCAGTCGGCTGTGGCTTTTCCTGGGGCGCCTCCCTGGCTCTTCCAATGACCTTATCGACGATGCGCAGCACGGGGCCACCACTCGTGGGCTGGGCCTCGATTTTGAGCAACCGATCGTTGATATTCAGCACTGCGCCGGCGAGAGGCGTCATGGCCTTCTGAAATTCACTGCCGATCGCCTGGCTGATGGTCATCTCATCGCCATCGGCCATGGCGGTGATCGCCTTTTGCGCTTTGGCCGATCCAGCGCCGGCCATCATTTGAAGCAAGGTCTTGACCGTCTGTTCGAGCGCGGCCATGCGCGCGCCACTCACCGGCCGCCCGGCCTTCTTCAGATTGCCAGTCTGGCTAGCAGCCATCACACTAGCATCTGGCGCTGCGGCATCGATCGGCGGCTCCTCGGCGGCT